AACACTTTAGGCGGTCTTTTCGCAGGTCTCCTTATCTTATCAATCGTATTTTATTTTTATTCACTTTAATACTTTAAACCATGACAGCTTACGAATTTAAACAGCAAGTAATCATCGAGCAGAAACAAGACAAAATTGAGGCACTCATTGAAGGCTACAAAGAAATCATGCGACAGCTAAACCATAACTTTAAGGTCGCAAAGACGGACGCAGAAAGTACTGCCTACTATACAGCAAGGGACATCGTAGAAACAACCCTTTTAGACATTACACAAGAAAACATTTTAGATTTATAACTATGTACGAAAAAATAGAAGTGCCTTGTTACTATTGTAAAGGAACGGGTATAGGCGAATACGTAAGCGAGTACGGACCTTATGGTTTTAATGTTACTCACGAATGCCACGAGTGCGAAGGCTCAGGAAAAGAATATAAATTTATAGACCCATTTGAAAATGAAGACGAAGAAGAAGACCTTGTTTTTTGAAGAAATCTTAAGAAGACAATTAGCCATCACCCACGCAGACAGAAAAAAGTGGTGGACCAACTACAACGCAGAATTAGTTAACAGAATTTCAGAAATTAAAAAAGCAAACGCATGAAACGATTTAAAGTAATTTACAAAGGCTACGCGCACAAGACTTGGACCGAGATGTACAAGATAGTAACCGCAGTAAGCAAAGAAGACGCACGAAAGAAAGCGGATTTATGGGAGGGAGTAATAATTGACATTTACGAAATATGAAACAGATACTTTTTAATGACCATTTCCAGAATTTTAAGTCTTACAACCTACACAAGGCTCAATTAATCATCGCCGATATACCTTACAATTTAGGAATAAACGCATACGCTAGTAATCCAGCATGGTATAAAGACGGGGACAATTCAAACGGTGAAAGTGAGTTAGCAGGAAAAGCGTTTTTTGATACGGACGAGAATTTTAAACCTGCCGAATTTATGCACTTTTGTAGCAAGCTATTAAAGAACGAACCAAAGGAAAAAGGACAAGCACCATGTATGATTGTATTCTGCGCCTTCGACCAGCAAATGTATCTTATTGAACTTGCTAAGCGTTACGGGTTAAACAATTACATTAACCTCGTCTTTAGAAAAAACTTTTCTCCTCAAGTTCTTAAAGCCAATATGAAAGTAGTAGGTAATTGCGAATACGGTGTACTATTTTACCGAGAAAAACTACCTAAATTCAACAACAAAGGTAAGATGATATTTAATTGTATCGACTGGGAGCGCGATGATGAGTTAGTTAACAAATTACACCCTACGCAGAAACCCGTTAAGCTACTAAAAAAGCTAATCGAAATCTTTACAGATGAGGGGGATATTGTAATTGACCCTTGCGCTGGAAGTGGAAGTACTTTAGTGGCCGCTTTAGAATTGAAACGTAAGGCCTACGGATTCGAGATTAAAAAAGACTTTCATAAACAGGCGACCGATTGGGTTGATACGGTAAGGCAAAGAATATCAGACATTGAAGAATACGGATTCTCAAAAAGCGAAATAAACAAATCAGGAATTAATCTATTTACGGACCTATGAACAACGATCTAAAACTCATTTCTTCCATCGCGATACTTCCCGTTTTAGCGGACTTCCTGGAAGACCTAAACGAAGACAAAGCATTTCGAACTGAGATGAAGATAGCAACGCAGAACCTCATCGGACAAATCAGAAAGATAGACGAGCGTGTCATGAAGAACGCATCACAAGAGACCTCAGAACAACAAGTTAATATTCAAATAGCATTCAGACAATGGTTAAGAACAGCACATACGGACGAAAGATAAAATATATTCTCAGCAAACTACCAAAGCGGTCATTTTACACGATGCACGAGTTCTTTTTGGTTTGTCCTTACACTCACGAAGAACTAAAGATAGCTAATAGGTCAAGAGATAGAATGCAATGGCGACAGCTTGGTATGGCTTGGGCAACGTTAACCGGTTTGTCTTTAGCTGAGTCAGGGAAGCTATTTAACAAGGACCACGCAACTGTAATTTACTCGCAGGAAATGATTGTACTTGCGCTCGATGGTTACCATCCACTACTCGCGGAAAAGTTGAATGAAGTTCTGGAGTGCATCGAAATCACGAATGCTCACGCCAACGACTATAATACGGCTTTGATTATTTCAGCACGTAGGATTGAAAGTTTGTTAAAAACTAAATACAAGCGTTTAACCAAAATGTCAACGTAGTACTTTATATTTGTAGGAACTCGGGCAGGAGTTATTAAGGAATTTATTTGAACCCTTATCTGATAGGACTGCCCTCCTTGATGATAGGGGTTTTTTGTTTAACGTAATACGGAATGTATGAAATTTTTAGAAAAGGATTTGGAACAAATCATTTGCAAAACTGACGCAAGTAAATTGCAAGAAAAAGGACTGCCACTTTACGGCAAATTGTTAAAACAAGTTAGAATTGGTAATTATGGAATTGCTGATTTAGTAACTATTGAAAAACCATTTTACTGCGAATTATTTAAATGTCATTACAAAGGTAGGATAACTGTCTACGAATTAAAAAAAGATAAGATTAGCGTATCTGCATTTTTTCAAGCTGTAAGATACGTTAAAGGAATTCAAAGATTTTTAGATGAAAGTGGTCATCCTATATCATCAGGACACTTTAATTTTACAATAAGGTTAATAGGTAGTGAAATTGATTTAGATTCTTCATTAATTTATTTAGCCGACTTACTTCCAGATTATGTTGGTGAATATATAATAGATTCAGTAGATAGAATGTTTGTTGATTTTTATACTTATGATATGGATATTGATGGATTGAAATTTACAAATGAGTATGGATATAAATTGACTAACGAAAAATTTTAATTATGGCAATTTTTAGAAAAATACACACTCAGATTTGGTCAGATCCTTTTTTCAGTGAACTCGACAACGAAAAAAAGATATTCTATTTGTATTTATTGACTAACGAACGCACTCGTCAATGTGGTATTTATGAGATCAGTAAAAGACACATTGCTTTTGATTTGGGAATGTCATTAGATAAGGTGACAAAGTACATTTTATACTTCTCTAAATGCGGTAAAATTGAATTTTCGGATAGCACAAACGAAATAGCAGTTAAGAACTGGGCAAAATATAACTACTCGACAAGTCCTAAAGTTGTAAAGTGTATAGAATCAGAACTTTGCAACGTGAAAAATAGAGTATTGATAGAGTATATATACAGTATAGATAGTGTATCACAAGAAGAAGAAGAAAAAGAAGAAGAAAAAGAAGAAGAAAAAGAACCAATAAACAAAATAGAATTACATCCGCTCGTTGAATATTTAAATACTAATTTTCCTAAAGTTCAAAAACTTGAACAACCAATAAACAACGACCAAGCGACTAATTTATTATTAGAATTTGATAAGTACGATTTAGTTGATGTATTTATGTCGATGCAAAATACGAAAGACTTAAATACTAAATACACAAGTGCTAATTTAACAGTTAGGAGTTGGATTAAACGAAGACAAAAGGACAATCCGAATTATGGATTACATAAAGAAACAGCTAAAAGACTTGCACCGTGGGATTAGAAGGATTTAAGGTTACAGAACCTAACGACGTAATTAATCAACTCAAAACATACCGAGACAAATACCACGAACGAGGTAAGTATTTAGGGTTTGAAAGTTTGGATAAACACTATTCGATGCAGTTGGGAAATTGCACCGACTGGACGGGTTTCCCGATGAGCGGAAAGACTCAAGTGTTGATGGAGTTACTTGTTAACGCATCGATGTTTTATTCATGGAAACACTTAGTATATTTTCCTGACGTTGGAAACAATGTAGAAATTGTCGCGGACCTTCTGCACAAAAAGACGAGCAAAAGTTTCGACCCGAAGAAACCTAACACGATCACGGACAAAGAAATCGAACAAAATCTTGAATGGGTTTTATTCCACTTCAAAATCTTAACACGAACGGACGTAAAAGCGAAACTTACACCCATGCAGTTTTGGGACTTAGCTGCTGAAATGAAAAAAAGCGAAGGACTTGAAACAGCAAGCATAGATTCTTGGAAAGATATGAGCCACCCATACGATGAGTTTGGCGGTTATGCGACTTATTTAGAGTATTGCCTTCCGTATCGAAACCACATTGCCGAAGAAAACAACCTGCATTTTCACACGATCATTCACCCGAAGTTAACAGACAAAGACAAAGACGGAAAAAGGAATGCGCCCGGACCTTACGACTTGAAAGGTGGTTCTGAGTGGTTTAATAGTGGCAAGTGCATGATAACCGTACACCGCCCCGACATCAATAGCAATGTAGCCGAAATCAAAATGAATAAGATTAAGCCCCGTTCGGTTGGTCAAATTGGCGACGTGGTCCTGCATTTTGACGTGAACACATTAACTTATTACGAATTAGACATGATCGGACCGAGTGACCTGCAAAAAAGATACGCATCACCAAAAGGAGAAATTAAAGTGAGTAAATTAGTGCCAGAACTCAACAACTTCTACGGACCGAAAAACGAATTTAAAAACGACTTACCTTTTTAACATGAAAGAACTTGACATTTTAACCGCACAAATAAACCTGCGCACACTTGACCGAGCGTTGACGATGAGCATTGACGACTTGAAGACGAAACACGCACACCGGGTGGACTTAATCAAGCCGATGGAAACACGACAAATCGAATTAAAGGAAGCCATGCTAACCTTCTACCGAGTTTGCGAAGACCACAAGCAAGTAATTACGAAACTCTACGCACTACACACGGAGAATTTAGAACTGAAAAAGCAAGTAAACGAATTAAAGATATTACTATGAAAATTACCGATAAAATACAAATCACAAACGAAGATAACATGGCTTTAATGGCTCGCTATCCTGACAACTACTTCGACCTTGCTATTGTTGACCCTCCGTATGGGATAGGTGAAGACGGTGCAAAAAATCACAGTAGAGGAAAAGCAACAAGACCTACAATGTACACAGCTAAAAATTGGGATAATTCAGTACCTGATAAAAGGTATTTTTTAGAATTGATAAGAGTATCAAAAAATGTTATTATTTGGGGTGCAAATCACTTTATCGAAAACATACCAAATGCAAATTCTTCTTCTTGGATTGTATGGGATAAACAAAATGGAGATAATGACTTTGCAGATTGTGAACTTGCATGGACTAATCATAAAACAGCAGTAAGAAAATTTGAATTTCGTTGGGCTGGAATGTTACAAGGTGACATGAAAAACAAAGAGAACCGAATCCACCCCACACAAAAACCCGTAGCACTTTATAAATGGCTTTTAGACAAATACGCAAAAGACGGAGACAAAATACTTGACACTCACCTCGGGAGTGGAAGTATAGCAATAGCCTGCCATGAATACGGCTTTGAGTTAACCGCTTGCGAACTTGATGCTGAATACTACGAAAAAGCAATTGAGCGAATCAAGAATCACGTTTCACAGCAAAAACTATTCTAATGAAGTCATGTAAAAAATGTGGCGAAAACTTTACACCATTTTCGACCTTAGATAAACACTGTTATGTGTGCAAAAAGACGGAACAAGCGTTGAAGAACCTCGCCAAAATCAAAAAGGAAAAGGTCAAAAAGCAAAAGGAAGACCTATTAACCACTTCGGACTATCTTAAATTGGCGCAACAAGTGTTTAACAAGTGGGTAAATATTAGAGATAAAGATTTACCGTGTGTATCTTGTGGTAAAGTGATCAGCGGAAGAGTTAATGCATCACACTTTTACAACGCAAACAATCACCATAACCTAAGATTTCACGAAGACAATGTGCATTCGAGTTGCATCACGTGTAATCAGTATTTGTCTGGCAATTTACTTGAATATAGAAGTAGGTTAATTGAAAAGATAGGAGAAGAAAGATTCAAATATTTAGAAGAAAATAGAAGTATTGTTCGTAAATGGACCAAAGACGAATTGAAAGAATTAATTGCTTTGTATAAAAAAAAGATTAAAGATAGTGTGTATTAAAAATAAAACGTATATTTGCATAAACCAATAAGAAAAACAACATGAAAAAAGAAGAAGTAAAAGTTGAAGAACTGGTTAAGGTCACGGGACTTTACCCAAAACTACACGCTGCAAAGCAAAAGATTGGAAAGGTCGTGAAGAACGCTAACAACCCCCATTTCAAAAAGTCCTACGCCGACATTAACGCACTTGTTGAGTCAGTTGAGCCGTTGCTAATTGAACAAGGCTTGTTATTATTACAGCCGATTGAAGACGGTGTAGTTAGTACATTAATCATTGACATTGAAACGGGGCAGTCGGTTGTGTCAAGTATGCGCCTTCCCGAAATACAAGACCCTCAAAAGATTGGTTCTGCGGTGACTTACTACCGACGTTATACCTTGCAGTCTTTGTTGAGTTTACAAGCGGAAGACGACGACGCAAACAGCGCGAGTGCAACGGTCAAAAACACGAAGCCAACTATAACTCAAGAACGTTTTGAAAATGGACTTACTCAAATAGCCGAAGGCAAACTAACACCCGAAGCATTTAAACAAGCCCTAAGCGGTTACCAATTAAATGATTTACAAACTAAAGCCCTATTGTTGTTATGAAAATTCGCTGCAGCTCGTTAGGTAAGATTATGACTTCACCCCGTACAAAGGGTGAGGTTTTATCTCAGACCGCAAAGACGTACATTAAAGAATTAGCTATTGAACACACTTTAGGAATACGCAAGGAGTTTTCGTCACGCTACACGGACAAAGGTAACATTCAGGAAAACTACGCCATCGAAATGGCTTCGCGTGTCCTTGGTTTGCCTTTTGCACTTAAAAATGACCAATACTTTGAAAACGACTTTATCAAAGGTACACCCGACCTTATTTTAGAAGATGAAATAGTCGACATTAAATGCTCTTGGGACGGCACTACCTTCCCTTGGTTTGAAGATGAGTTACCTAACAAGGACTACTATTGGCAAATGATCGGTTACATGTGGCTCACTGGTAAGAAACGCGCCCGTATTGTTTACTGCCTTGTTGACACGCCCGAAGACATTGTGCAAGACGAGATTAGACGCACTTCGTGGAAGAAATTTGAGATAGATGTAACTGAGGAAACCGAAACGGAAGTCAGAGCGAAACACGAATTTAGCCATATTAGCGAAAATAAGCGTGTTAGAACGTACTTAGTAGAGTTAAACGATGCAAATATCGAACAAGTGAAAGAAAAGCTGTTAGAAGCGAAAAAATACTATGACGAATTAATTGAAAGATTATGACACCAAAAGAAAAAGCAGAAGAATTAGTGGATAAAATGTATAATATTGATTTTAATGATGACGCAAGAGAAATAGCAATGCGTTATCCTCACGCTATTAAATGTGCTTTAATTGCCGTAGATGAGATACTATTGCATATAGGCACTAATTCAGAGTCACACGTTTGGATTAAAGTAAAACACGAAATAGAAAAGTTATGAAAACGGATAGAATAGTTATTCAGGTCCTTCATCAAATCGCGGAACGTAGCGAAAAGGGACTTGAAAAATACGGAACTAATTTAGAACGTACCGACCTTGAGACCTTAGATTGG